CGCCGCTGTTGAACGGATTGATCACGCCGAGCACCGGCGTGCCGCCGGAATTGAACAGCACGATCCAGACCCGGAAGGGCGTGTTGGTCACGCCGGCGAACACGCTGTTGGCCGCCCCGAGCGTCGCGCCGGCGGGGATCGTCATCGACAGCGCGGACGTGATCGACACCTCCACCGGGTCGCCATTGGCGATCGTGGCGTCGCGGAAGATCACGGGAATCGGATTCGATGCCGACGGCGTGGCGTTGTTGACGCCGACCACCGTCAAGGTCAGCGCGTTGGAGGCGACCGAAGCATTGATGCGCAGGTTCGGCGGCGCGTTCGGCGCTAAGGCCGAGGCGGCGAGGCTTTGCGCCGTGACCGAGGCGGTGGATTGTAAAGGCGTGCCGCTGGCGGCCTGGTAGGACACCACGCGCCAGTTGCCGGAGCCGAGCGCCACCGCGATGGCGCAGTCGCCCGCCGCGGTGACGATATTCGAGCCGTTGTTGGGCAGGATCAGCGAGGTGGCGTTGTGGGTGAGCGTCAGCACCCCGGCGAAGGTCAAAAAATATTGATCGCCGCCGAGCGCCGTGGTGCCGAACGAGGTGATCGTCGTGGTGCCGGTGACGCTGATGATCGGGTTGAGCACGGTGCCGAGATCGGTGGTCGCCGCGCTCGCGATGGTGCCGGTGCCACCGGCATTGTTGGGAATGAACTGATGGTTGGTGGTGTCGAGCCAGCCGACGGTGGTCCAGTTCGAGCCGTCATAGAGCTCGATCGGGTGCGGATTGGTCGAGGTGTTGAGCCAAAACTGCCCCATCACCGCCGCGGCCGACTGGTCGTTGGCCGGCGCCGTGGCGCCGGAGTTCATGGTGTTGATCGCCGAAAATGCGTTGTTGTAGTTGGTGGTGACTTGGAGGCCGGATACCGTTCCCGTCGTCGGCGACCAGGTGTTGGCTTGGGACATGCGTGATCTCCCCGGCCGCATGCACGGCAGGTTTTTTTGAGGGGCGTAACAATTCGTGATGAATGGGCTGGAAGCCCGATGCGGTTTTGCGCTTGACGTTCGGGCTGCGAGCCCTTAGTTTCAAATCATCGAAACGGGGACAACGGAAAACGGGGATAACGGACATGGAAACGTTTTTCACCATCGCCCTGGCAATCGCGGCCTGGGAAATCGGGCTTGCACTGTCACGCTGGCTCAACCGCCGCACCGACGCTTGGCTTACCCGGCAGGCGCACGCTTTGAGGATGGACCAATGACCACCGAACAAATTCTCGCCCGCTACGAGGCCGACGCCAACCGGCCGGTCGAAGCGCCGAAAGGCGGCGGCGGCTTCCTGCTCACCATCTGCGACGCGCTGTGCGGCCTGCAATGGCTGTTCACCTTTTGGATGATCTGACGGCGCCAGCCGAAACCGGAGATATTGCGATGATCGCGCTGCGCGCTATGGGCCGGCTCACGGCCCGCGACTGGATTGCCATGGCGATTGAGGCGGGGGTGGTCCTGGCGGCGGTCGCCGCCGTGATGATATGGTCGCTGGCCATCACGGGCCGCCTGCCGTTCTAGCCGGCGGCTCATTCCCGATGGCCGACGAGGCCCCATGACGCCAAGCCAATTCCGCACCGCGCTGGAACGCGCCGGCCTCAACTACACCGATGCCGCGGAGCTGTTCCGTTGCGATCCGCGCAGCGCCAACAAATGGGCGCTGGGCCAAGCCCCGATCCCCCCAGGGGTCGCGATCCTGGTGCGCCTGCTGCAGCGCGGAAAAATCACCGTGGACGACATCGCCGAGGCCGGTGACGATGGCGATCGGCGGACGAGGAGGGATTGAGACGATGGGCATCAAGGAATTCGAGCAAGGGTTTAGAGATGGGCGCGCGGAAGCGAGCCCGGAAACCAGTCTGAGAAACGAACTGTTCGCAGAGATCATCGGCCTTATGCAAAAACACGGTTTTGCGCTTCAGCGAGGTTTGACGGCGGAGCATGCAAGCATTGATGATGTGATAACGCGCGGACGGCCATGGTCAGAGGCGGAGATCGAATTTGCGCATGCCGACGGACGGACGATCACGCTGAATTTGAACGTGCCGCGATCGTTTTAGGGACCGGCGCACGAGGAGGGATTAGAGAAATGCAATTTCATCAAGTTTTTATGTGCTATATTACTACCGTGTCTATTTGGGCTTTGCTTGAACCCGAGAAATTCGGCGAGTGGCTCGCAAAAATATTTCATGCTGTTTTAGCATGTCATATTTGATTGAAAGTCGGTTAATACCCCCGCGCAAACAAATTCACCGCATTCCGCTGCACGCCCACCCCGCCGTTGAGGATCTGCACGAAGCACCCGGTGAGCGACAATTGCCCCGCCGGCACGGACAGCACGTCGCCCGCCTGCTCGTCCCCCCACGATGCGATGATCTGCGGCACTAGAGCCCCGTTCGGGCCGCCGTTGAAGGCCGCGGCCGAGCCGGCGCCGTCGGGCGTGAAGGTGAACATCTGCCCCGCCGCCGGCAGCGTGGCGTTGGTCAAAATGTTGTCGACGCGGTCCGGCACCTGCACGGAGATCACCGCTTCCAACAGCAGCGCCTCGGTTCCCGGGTCCACGGTGTCGAGCGGGAAGGTGAACGCGAACACCTGCCCCACATAATCGCCCGGAATGTATTTTTGCGGCGCCGCATACGGGATGCCGTAGTTGAGGAAATCCGTGACCGTGAGCACATTGGTCGCGCTCAGGATCGACCCGACGCCCGATTGCGCCACCAAGACTTCCGGATAGACATCCACGTAAGCCGCCGACGCCGACCCCAGCACGTCGGCGAGCGTCAGCACATTGGCGACGGTCAGAAAATTGTTGCCGATCGGCTGCCCGGTGCCCTGCATCGAGATGGTGATGGTCGCCGGCGCCACCCGGCCGATATTGACGAAAAAGTTCGGGCTATAGGTGCCGCTCTGCTCGCCGCCATAGTTGAGGATATCCGCGACGGTGAGCACATTGGCGATGCTGAGGAAATTCCCCGCCCCGCCGGAGCGCGCCGCGTCGAGCCCGGAGTCCACCCCGGCGCCGCCCGTAAAGGTCCCGGCCCAGCCGTTGGCGCGGCAGTCGTAGCTCGCCACCTCGTTGGTGACCACCGTCGAACCGGCCACCGTGATCGACACCGCGGTTTCCGACCGCACGATCAGGCTCGCCGCCGGCTGGCACCACGCCGATATCCAGAACGTGCCATTGCCCGGCAGCACGAACGGCGGATGCGCCACGGTGCCGAGCGAGAGCCCGCCGGCAAAGGTCGCGCCCTGGCGGATTTCGTAGCGGATGCCGTTGCGGAAATCCGAAATCTCGTCCCAGCTTAGCGCGATGCGGCCGGACGTGTAGGCGGTGGTGAGATTGGCCACCGCCGGCAACGGCGAGGCCAGCGCCGACCCGGTGATTTGATAGGTGTAGGCCGCGGCCTGGCTGAGGCTCTGCACCCCGCCCTGATAGATGTTGAACGAACAGAACTTCAAATACAGCGTCGCCCCGATCCGCGAGGAATCGTAGGGGAACGCAAAGATGCCGGCGTCGAGCCGGGCGAACGGCGTGCCGGCCGGCCAGGCGGCAATATTATCCTCGGTGCCGTAGGCGCCGCGCACCAGATAGGTCAGGTTGTATTTCGACGCCGCCGTGAGCGTCGCGGTCTGGTACGCGATGATTTCGCCGCCGTTGCCGCCGGTAGGGCCAAAACCAAAACCGGACGAAAAGCCGCTTGAAAATGGGCTTTGCAGATTGCCGAGCGCCGGGCCGATGAAGCACCGCGTGTTGAGCGAGGTGGCGTCGAGCTGGGTGCCCGACGACAGCGTGCCGGCGCTTTGGGTGAGATCGACCGCCAGCGTGTCGGCCGCATCGATGGTTTGCCCGGTGGGGCTCACACTCACAGACGGCAGCGTCGCGATGAGCACGCCCATGCGGGCCGCGCCCTGGATGGTCCCGACCTGCTGATAGTTGGTGCCGTCGTAACTCGCCCACACCTGGCAGCCGCCCCACAGCGCCGTGTTGGCGCCGGAGACCGCCGCCGCGATCATCAGCCCGCCGCCGGAGATCAGCGCCGCGCCGAGCTCGTCGGTGGGTTCGAACACGATCGGCGGGTTCACGCTGCCGGGCGATGCGTTGTAATTGAGCTGGGTGCCGGCCGAGGCCTGGGTGCCATAGATCGGCGCCGAGGCGGTGCCGGGAAATTCCTCCGCCGTGATGGTCAGGCTTTGGTCGGCATTCTCCTGAATTTCGATGATCCGCACCGGCTGGCGATAGAGGCCCTGCGGCGGCCGGGTGACGGTGACCACCGCCATCAGCTCAAGAATCATCACAAAGTGCTTGCCGACCGTCCATTGGAACGTGCGCGGGATTTGCGCGCGGGCAAGCTGCAGCTGCGTCGATTGCACCGCCGCCGAGGCCAGCGCGAACATGTGCAGTTGCTTGATGTCGGACGGCCGCACCCGCCCATAGGTCGTGATCGAGGCGGAGTCCTTGCGCTCGATATTGACCGGATTGTAGTTGTTGGAGCGGTCGAGATACTCCGTCTTGATGTCGTTGAGCATCTGGTCGCGCGGCTTGCGCACGACGATCAGCGGCGAATTGGCGGCCGCCGCGCCGCTGCCGATGGTGCCCTTGTTGGGCAGCATGTCGTCGATCGTGAAATCGTAGAGATCGGTGGTCGGCGGCACATAGGATGCCGCCGCCGCGTAGCTGTAGGTGATGTTGATCGACTGTCCGGAATCCGCGACGTTGAAGATGTACTGCCCGGGCCCGGCCGGCCAGTATTCGAACTGCGCCGGCGGGAAGTCGGTCGGCGTCAGCGGCACGCCGTTGGCATAGGCGACGCCGAGGTCGGCGACGAAGGTGCCGGAGTTGCCGACCACGATGGTCACATAGGTCACATTGGTCCCGCCGGCCGGGATCGTATGCGGCTCCGTGATGTTGAAGATCTGTCCGGCGGTAACGGCGGTGTCGCCATAAGGCACCACCGTCATGAGCCCGTCCTGCCAGCACGCCGCCGCATTGGTGGCGGTGAGCAAATCGTTGCAGAACGACGCCGCCTGCACCGGCGAGGCGATCACCGCAGACACCGCAAAGCCGGTGGCCTTGCAGTAGCTTTGCCAGGTCGCGAGCGAGCCCATGCGGGCCGAGGGGAAACCGAGCCCCCAATAGGCGTTGGTCAAAAACTGCGTCCACGCCACCGTCGGATCGCCGTCCGGCTGGCCGGGCAGGAACCCGTTATTGGTGCTTTGAATCTCCACATTGATATTGGGCAAGGTCGGCTGGGTGCCGAGCGGATAGCCCGCCCAGGCCGCGTAAGCGACGCCGCGATAGCCGAGCGGCTGCCGCCCGCCGAACCCGTAGCTCGGGGTTTCGATACCCCAATAGACTTGCGCGTAATCGCCGAGAAAATATTCCGGGTCGTAAATGGTGTCGATCGTCGGCCCGCTGCCGTTGATATAGACCGACCAGATCGAATCGATCGGCCCCTCGCACAGCCCGAGCAGAAAATTCACCGAATAGGCGTAGCTCGCACCCTGGCTCGATGTCGGCGACAGCGACCCGCCCTTGCCGCCCCCGCCGCCCTGCTGGCTCGACGCCGCGTAGGAGATGAGGCCGAAATAGTCCATCAGGTTGCCGGCGACCCGCGCCCGCCCGCCGAGCAGCAGCGGCACCGGCACGCCCTGGATCGAGGTATTGACCCGCAGCGCCGTCGCCGGCGCCTGGGTCTGCGCTTTCGACCCGAACAGTCCGGTGGTGTAGCGGGCCATCGGATCACCCTGGAGGCGTTAAACGTCCCCTCCCCCGCATGCGGGGAGGGTTAGGGAGGGGGGCCGCTTGCGCCGGTGTTGTGGCGCCCCCTCCCCAACAGACGAAAGGACGAGCGATGATTTCCGATGGCCCGGCTTACGGCGACGCTTCGGCTTGGGTAGCTTGGGCAAGGGCGGACGCAAGCCGCGCGCTTCCCACTATGTCTTACGAGGAGATGATGGATTCCGGCCCGCCTTGGCGCGCCTGTCCTATGCTTCGCGAAGCGTTTGGGCCTGTCATCCCCACATCGAAAAAAACTTCACGCCCTTGACCGGCGTCCGCGGGCGTCCCGCCCGCCCTTTAATGGACAGTGGTAAAATGAAAAACCGTGCACAGATCATCCAGGCCGTGGAGGACATTTATTCGCAGGTCATCTCCGCATATTGTGTGTCGGATGATGAAATTGCGGCCGTAAAGGATGAGATGAAGGAAGTATTGACCTGGATCGAAAGCATCGTGCCCGCTCCAAGTCCCTGTTGCGTCCGGTGCGGCGCCACAACACTCATCACCAAACTTTATGATGGGAAATGGCTTTGCAACCGCTGCGAAGCGGTCTGACCTCTGACTTCTGATTCCTGACCTCTGTCATCCCCACATCGAAAAAAACTTCACGCCCTTGACCGGCGTCCCGCCCGCCCTTTAACGGCAAAGCAATGCAGCGATCAGTCAGAATCCTGGTCTATATCGCGGCGATGGCGATGGCGCCGACCTTGCCGGATCCATGGATGGTCGCCGCACAGGCGGGTTTCGCCGGCATGGCGCTTGGCGCCTGCCTCATCCCCACATCGAAAAAAACTTCACGCCCTTGACCGGCGTCCCGAGCCGCACCGCGGTGCCGAGCCCCTCCCGAACGCAGCGGCTGGCGAAATGCGCATGGATGATGCGCGGCCATCCGGGCTTGACCACGATGGCGCCGTGCGCATAGCAGAGCGCGATCCAGTACAGCGCGATATCGCCGTGCCGCACCGCCTCCGGCGGCACTTCGTGCGCGAACCGCTTGACCCAGCCGAGATAGCGCTCTTCGTCCTGGTGCAGAAAATGCTGCGGCGCGTAATAGCCGATATCGAACGGCGGGATCATCCCGGCCTCGACATAGACGCACTTCAAGAGCGTCGCGCAATCGCACCCGGCGCCCTTCACTTCCCCATGATTATGGTAAGGCGTCCCCAGCCAAGACCGCGCCACGGCATCGACGCGGTCGCGCTGCTCATCCATCGCTGAGTCCCGTCGCCGCAAAGTCCGCCGTCGCTCATCCGCCGGATCGCGCGCGTCCCCTCTCCCCGCGGCGTTCTTCACGCCGTGGGGAGAGGGGGCGTGCGTCGCCGCTCACGTCGCGGTTTCCGGCGCGGGGATATACGGGAAGCCGCCGAAATTCGCGATGTTGTTGAACAAACTACACGTCGCCATCTGCCAATCGCATCCCGGATACGCCGTAAACGTATCCCCCGGCGCCACCGCAAACGGGAACGGCTGCGTCATGCGCAGGTTCGGCGCCTGCCAGCTGGTCACGGTCTGCTGGTAGCCGGCATTGAGCCCGGAGGTGAATTTC